TAGCTTCTTGTCGAGCTTGACTACGCCTGATACCTTCGTAGTGTCTATGCTTTCAAGAGCCTCCTCGTTGAGAGAGAGATTGCGCATATAGTATTTCTCGTCTACTTCATCGTCGAGGATGTCTCCGATGTAGATGCCTCGGTCGGCAGGCTGGGGGATGTCTGTGATCAGTTCACTCCATATTCCCTCGCTCTTCGTCTGTATGTTGCTCCAATATAGGCGCACTCTATTCTGAGCGGAGACAAGGGCGGAGTTAATCACAACGGGTCTAATGCCGAGGCTTTCGTTTATCCTCGCTTCGTCAGCTGGGCGCATCCGCACGTTCTCGAGGAGGTACTTCACGCTGGGGTTGAGGCTTTGT